TCGAACAAAAGTTAAACCATTTCTATTCTTAAGCCATGCTTGAGCAGCATATGCTGCATATGTTGGAGAAATATAATTTCCATCTCTCCAAACATCCCCACCTAAACCGCCAGCGATTGGATTTCCAAATGTTTCAACAAACTCCGAAAAAGAATTAACTCTTACAGGCACCAATGATGGGCCCCTTTCAGTCCTACCAATAACCAATGGGCCATTATCTTGTTCCACAGCCGGCAAAAAAGAGTTATCAATTTCATTAACAAAAATCCCGGGGGAGACGAATTTAAATTTTCTAACAGACATATTCTAATGTTCTCCTTATTAACACAATAAAGTTATATATAATATAACGTTTTTTAATAATTAGTTTATTATTCCTCAAAACTCCATTCATGAACGATATTTATCTATCTTATCAGTATGGGTAATTGGATCATTAAAAATAACTCTTTCCCTCTGAATAACGATCTCAACCGGGTTTTCCCGAATAACCACTTTCGGAGTATCTGAGTTATCACCTTCACCCATTAAATATCCCAAAACTTTTATATCAACCTTGGTCTGATAACTCCTTTCATTGATATCCATAGAGGATAAATTGTTCTCTTGAGCAAAATCCTGCTGAATGAAGCCTTCATACAGATGACCATTTTTTCTCATCGGAAAATAGTTAATACCTCCGGGTTCAGTTATAAAAGGTGTTACCATTTCATTCATCTGTTGTTGATATTGAGATCTCAAAACAACCGAATACATAATTTCTATATAAGTTGGCATCGGCACGGTAATTGTCTCATAAACAACCGCGTTTTTCTTTTTTCTTGTTCGAAAGTTCACTTGGCCATGGCCAACTTTTCCATCTGGCCCATGCCGACGAGCAGTACGAGCATTGACAAAATTTGCTGTCTTATCTTGTTGAATTCTCCGACCAATTGTTATAGAACCTTTGCGATAATCATTAATGGGCTTTATATTTCCCCAAAACACTCCACGATTTGCTAAGTTTTTACTAACACTGGTTCTTTCAACTGTGATCATGGGAAGAATTAAATAGCCGGAAGCATCCCTTAATTCTTTATTGTGTTTAATCTGGTATGCCCTTTCCGAACCAACCCATATAACAGGAGTTTTTTTCCAACCTTTATTTGTTGTACAAAAAATATTAAAATTTTCAGAAATATGTTCAAAAAATGTTGCGTCAATTGTTTCAATTGTCGAAGGCTGAATATCCAGTATTTTTTCTTTTTTTATTTTTACATTAGGCACTTTTTAATCCTCAAGTTGCATCAAAAATATCTTCTCGAGCCGCAACACACTTCGCCAAGATTTCCATCTGATGATCAACTTGGCCAAATAAACGCTTTGATTCGCTTAACTGAACTATTTCATAAAAAGAAGAGCCATATAATACAAAATCACCCTCCCTCACAAACAAATCCTGATCTTCAGTTAATCTTCTTTTGTGAAAATGAACATTAATTGCATTTTTCTTGTCTAAGCCGATATTGGGACTATATACCGTTTCAAGCGCTTCCCAGTCAACCAATGCAAAAACTCTTACTGGAGGAAGAAAAGATTTTTCTATTGCCTCACCATAAAGAGTGTTAAAACTGGTTATCTCCAAATCAACAGGATAATAAAGAATTTGCTGCCCTATTACTCGTTCGATTAATTCATCATTAACCTGTTTAACAAGATCTCTTTCTTTTTTTCCCAAAAATAACGGGGGCGGCGGATTATCAGGTTGTGACCATTTATTTTTTGTCGACATTTAAAATTCCCCCTTATCCAATGAAAATCGCGCCGGGGACATTTTGAAAAATCTTTGCAACATTATCAGAGTTTGATGCATCCATTTCAATAAGTTTGGAATAAGTAAGTTCATCCAAGATAGTTTTAAGTTCTTCTCTTAATTTATCTTGCTCCTCTTTCGCTTGAGATAACAATTCTGAATGGTTTAATGTAACTGCCTCGCCGGGTATAGGAAGAGTTGTAAACTTCCCCCTTACCTGACCTAACATTTCTTTAGTAAGAGCCAGAGCAAATCTACGAATCCATTGTTTTCCTATACTGTTAATATGTTCAAACCTAATATTGGAATATGGAATTGTATTTAAATTATTAACACCAAGTGCGCCATATTTCTTACCTGATTCTTCAACCCAATTATCTCCGCTGGTAACAAATTCAATCCACAGAGTTGATTGTGCCCATTGATGAGGTACTGGAAAAAGTCTTAATTTATTATTTCTAATTTCATATGAAAAATGGCTAGTTCTTGTTCTAATGGCGTCTTCATACGCGGCCGATTGAGCCTTATTTTGCCAAACTGGCACTATTTGAAACGTAGTATCATCTGCATATTGACCATATGTTGTTAAGTTTCCAACTGATCCTAATCCTCCATAATATCCATAAAATCTCCACATTGCTCGAGGAGATTTATAAAACACACGTTTAACTAAGATTTTTCTATCTGTATCAATACTAGCATATTCTACGTTGCCTGCCGCGGCATTTGAGGCTACAATAGTTTGTAAATCATAGTCTTGTTTTCCATCAGTAAGGGCTATACTAGCAGAATATACAGTAGTACTACCTCCTACACCCACTTCTGAAGATATTCCATCTCCCCATCTTCTGGCGTATCCAAAATCAAATTTTGTATATCTCAATGCAACATTGTGCCCTGCGGCTCCGCCATCTAAACTAGAAGATAAGACATTGCCGGCTATTAATTCTCCGTCGTGGTCGAAAGTTCCAGTTGTATCGCCTAGAACATCTCCTAGAGAATTTTTTGTTTGATGAAGATTAATTATATAAGAATATTCTAATACGGCTTCTTCGTAAGCAGCATACACTTGCTGTGTGGTCAATTCAACGTCTACAACATCCCCGCCTAATTTTCTATATGTATAAGCAACTTGATCTACGGCTCCATTAACAAAAGAATCGCTTGATAATGGCCCAGTAGGAGCATATATGCCAAATGGCAAATTAGCGGTTGTAACTTGTGCTGAACTGCCTGTCGAAGTGAGAATAACAACGCTAGTTTGTGATTTAGGTGTTAGAGTTGGTACAGACATACATAATATTCCCCTGCTTCTTAGAGTTCATTTGTTAGTAAATAGTTTCAGATAAAAGAAAACCCCCATCCAATGAAGGAAGAGGGTTTAAATTTTAAATATTAGATATTTAAATTAGCCATTAGGCATTGGCATAATCAAACGCTGCACCAGTAATCTTAATTACTAACTTGCCTGCCGTATAGGTATCATCTGTGGTATCGCCACAAGTTAAGTAAAAATACTTTTTGGAGAGCGCTGCCGTCACTGCGCCTGCATCAACTGAGTTATAATAACCTAAAGTTAAATCACCATTATTCATTAGAACTGTTGGAGTTGTCACTGCGGCGTCTTGCTCACCTGTAGAAGTGGCACTAAGTACTAAGTTAATATCTGGATCTCCACCGGTTGGCACTTCTAAGCATGCAAATTCTACTTCCATAGGAATTCCATTTACTGCGGTTGTTAGCTCTGCAATATAACAGCTTGTTCCGCCATCAGTACCAATAATATCATCCGCGGACTCCCCGTCGTTGATGGTGCCGCCGTGAAGGTCAATTAAAATTGTGGTGTATATCAAACCACCAATTTTATTAACAAATGTATTGATTGCAGCATCTGGGAAACCTGCACCGTGTGCGTTAGGCGTAATGTCAAATACTGTATGAGCGGTTCCAAGACTAGCATTATTATCACCCACAGTGGCAGCGGAAACAAGGTTATTGCCAGTGGCTTTTTTACCAACGCTTAAGTCTGGTGCGGTTGCCCGGCCCATCAACTTTTCTATTCTTTTTACCGATATTGCTCCACCCATAATATAATCTCCTTACAAAATATTAATTCACTATCATTTATATCTAAATAGTAACTTCGAAAACAAAAAGCCCTGCTTTTTAAAAAAAAAGCAGGGCTTCATCAAATCAGTTTATAAAATTTATAAACTATCAACCACCGGCTTCACCAATCATTCCACGAACTATAACTAGTCCATAGAAGTCAGGTCGAACCATCTTCTTACCATATCGGGTCATAACACCCTTTCTTGGCACGAAGTCTTCCACACCGAAAATGGTCGGTGTAACTTGCAGTGGCACATAAGGTGCGTATACATAGCCAGACTCAAGGAACGAGGATCCTTTTCGACCAACCAAAATCACATTACGTGGGAAATATGGATCTACATAAATATCCCATTTCTTGCTAATTTGACCAGTTTTAAGAACTCCTGCTGTGCCCTTATCGACATCGGCAGTTACACTAGCACGGAAACCACTTGTAAATTCAAGGATATTCGCTGTCTCTGGGCCGCAAACCAAGAAGTTTGCACCGCCTCGCAGTGTTTTTCTATGAATTTGTGCTGAAACGTCATTGACAGTTTCGAGCAAGGTTTCATACCATTCGCTGACCGTACCGGTAAAGTCGGGAGCTTTCGAAGAAGCACCAACTTCAAGTCCAGTGTCCCTATCGAGGAACAGCCCCGGTGAACGTGACCAGTATTTAGTACCAGCAGTTGAACCTCTGACGAGATCATTCAAAATTTCCCTATCGATTT